AAGCCGAAACATCCCCTTTAATTTCAGACCGTCTTTTGTACCGTTCATGGTGTGCTCCTGTTGAGGTTATGATACGTAAAACTTAAGTTTTTGCCAAGGTCAGAAGTGTACTCTTTGTGTTGTCTGTGTACGTGATGGTGACCGTGGCAACCGTTATCCCTCCAGAACCACCCAGCTTGTAGGTGTATACATCCACGGTGCTACCAGAAGCCAAGCTGATGTAATCGTAGACTGAGGTTATTAACCCCGCTCCGCCAACCGCTGATACAAGGATTCTTCCCGTAGCAGGGTCTACCTGGACAGGGACCAAAGTTCCATCAAGAGCGGAGGACTCCCCAGCCATGATAGGATTACGGTTTTGATCTAACGGTATCCGCGTAGCTAAGTGCGCCATAAATAAAAACCGCCTCCTAGCGGCTTAGGAAGCCTAACGAGCTGATTATATCATCTCCACTACCCGATGTTATATATCTGTGAGTTGGACTGGAACCTGAGTTCTCGTTTTAATAATTCTGCTTCCTTAGCCTCCAGCTCATGGGCTTTAGCCTCCAGTTCCTGTTCTCTGACGGAGGCTAGCTCTAAACGGCTTTGGACTTCTAGGTTAGTGTCTCTAAGATTACTGGAGGCTACTACGATATCTTGTTGCAGTTCTCCAAGGCTAGCCCTGTAGTTGGCAGCGGTATCGTTGTAACGCACATGGAGCTGTTCTAACTGAGCGGTGGTTACTTCTCCCTCTTGGACGGCCTGAGACTTCTCCTGTTCCAAGACCAGAATATCTCGCAACAGCGCCTCCTTGGAGGACATGGCTTGGTTTATTTCTCCCCTCTTTGCCAGGAGATCGGAGTTGCCGTTCTCCAGCGCTATCTGGATGGATTCTTCCTGTTGGTTGAGGTAAGCCCTGCGGTCTCGTATTTCCTCACGGGTGTCCTTAACCTCCTTCTTGATTTCTCTGAGTAAAGACTCTACTGCCTTAAGCTCATCTCTAGCCTTGGCCTTGCTGGACCTGAGATCGAATATATCTGCGTCTAAGTCTTTGAGCTGTAATTTCTTCTCAGCCACCTCCAAAGCCAGTTTGGTTTGGGTAGCCTTGTACTCGTCCGATGACATCTGGAGTCGTTCCTTACCGGCTTTAATACGCTCCTCTAACGATACAAGCTCAGCCTTATCCTGGTTGAGTAAGCGCTGGGCCGCCTCTAGCCTAAGAGTGAGGTCACTCTCAAGAGCCTTCTGCTCCTCGTTTATCCGTTCCTCAAGCTGGCTGCTTGCGGGGAGGGAACTTCCGGTCTGTTGTGGTCTCTGGGGCTCCTGGGGCTGCAAGGCCTAAGTCTTCCTCTACGTTATGAGTTGGTTCTGGAGCTTCCTCTTGGCCAGGGAACTGCTTGCCAAGGTAGATTTGCTTTACGTATTCATCTTGCTTGATGTCATCATCAAAACCAAATTGTCTAGCCTGACCTGGGCCAATGTTGGGGCGCTCTCTGGTAGCCCTAGAAGCTAGGCATTGTTTGATAAGGCCCTCTATCATCAGGTAGGCGCTAGCCCCTACTATAATGGCCGTTTGCTGAGGGGCTATCTCGTATACCTCCGGGGGCTCACGGTGGACATTCTTCATCGGGACGGTAGAGGAACTAACATCAAAGGTTATTTCTTCGTTCTGGGCTGGCATGTACTGCCATCTAAAGGGTTGGTCGTCAATATTTATAACTTTGACAAAATCTGTGGCACTGAAAAGTTTCATTAGCTTCATGCGAAGCTTTACTTGGCCCGTAGCAATAATAATACTGTTAGGGTTAACCGGCTGGCCTTCGTATTGGTCAGCCTGAATCGGCTTTAGTAGTTCGGCCATCGGCACCTCCAATAAAATAGTAGCACAAAAAATACCAGCCCATGCCAGGCTGGTATTTTGAGTTTAGTTACTCCTTAGCTACGCCGTCAACAGGCTCGTTAGCAGGGTCCTCCGAAACAGGTTCAGCGTCCTCGGTCTCTTCGGGGGCCTCCTCTACTTCTGGGGCCTCTACCGGCTCTTCTACGGGAGCATCAGCTTTAGGTTCGTCGGCCATAAATAGCCTCCTTTACAGATTAAATACTAGCTGGTCGCAAACGGAGTGGCAACTGTACCAGCACCTTGGATGTGACCCTGTACGCTCCAAAGAGTCGAGCTAACACAGGTGAACCTCACCCAAGTACCTTGGACACCGCCCGTGGCGTTAGAACTGGCTGCGGCCTGAGTAACCGCAATGTGGCTGGAGCCGTTACCAGTCCAAGCTGCTACCGCGTTACTTGAGTCAGTGTCCACGTTTACTAACGTACCGATAAGCAGGGTGGTACCTGCGTCCGTAATCACCTTGTACGAGTTACTAGTGACGGTCACGGTCACAAAGAAGTCGTAATACAGACCAACTGCTGGTGCAGGTAGCGTATATACAATACCAGACGCTCTGTCAAACAGTACGGTAGAACCAGATTGTGCCGCTGTTAGGGTGGCCGTGGCTCCCTGCCCAGAGATAACCGCCATCTTCTCGGTGCTAGCACCATTGGCGGTTAACGTGCCGGTGACGGTGACGTTACCCCCAAAGGTGGCCGGGAGGTTGGTGTTAATCCCTCCTTGGTATCTGACCGGAGGTGAGTATTTTTCTAGAAGTTTGTTACTCATGATCCCTCCTTAATCAAGTAGTGCCCAGACCGGAGCTGTGCTTGAAGCCGCAGACTCTTTGAAGACACCGATAGTCGGAACGGTCTCGGCGGCTCCTGACCCTGTAACTGCTACGTAACCAGCGGTTCCAGAAAGGTCCTGAGTCACAGGGTAGCCCTTAGTACCTGATGTAGCTGCACAGAACACAAGCCCGCGGGTGAGCACCCACCCGTAGTTAGTGACCGTTGAGCTGTTAGTGAACCCAACCACCGTCCACCCCACCGGGAGCCCCTGTGTAAGTGAAGCCGTAGGTGAATCGTAGGGGTTGCGAGTCAGGTTGACCGTGTTAGTCCCGTTAGCCAGAGCAGAGGTGTTAGTAAGTGGCTCAGACAAGTACACGGTGATTGCAGCACTACCGCTAGAGTCGGCGGTGTTGCCTCGGATTTTGTAGTTTTTGATACCGTTAGTACCAAGGATCTCCAGGTACCCCTCAGCGAACTCATCTGAGGTGACAGCGGTAGCTCCGTTGGTCACCACTAATTGGAGACTGCCTGAGGAGAGATTAGCCGTGGTCTGGCCGCTGGAACCAGCCGCCGGGACGGCCAGGCCAGTGGAGTTAGTCTCCAAAGCCTTAGCGACCAGTAGCTTACCTGAGGTAACCGCTGAGGTGCCTCCGAACTTAGTGTACCGGAATCGACGACCATCCCCAGTCACACCACAAGCTCCAAGTGAATCCAGCTGAGTGGTGGTGACTGTGTTTAGGTCAGTCGAGGTTAAATATCGTGGTCCGTCTTGCATTGTGTCCTCCTAGTTACCCGTGATGCCCTTAAGCACACCGTCACGACGAGGCTGCTTGTGGATCAAGTTACCAATTAAGAGGATCAGGCCAACTTCACCGTACTGGTTGATTGGGCTCATCATGTCGCGGAACTGGAAGGCGCTGGGGAACGGAACGTCCTCGTAGAAACCTTCCGTCACTTCGACGGTGCTGGAGATCTGCTTCAGCTCAGGGTCGCTGACACGGTAGAAGGCCAAGTAGTGCTCGTTAAGCCAGAGGAACCGTTGAGACGTAGCGAGGTCATCTGCCACCAGTGGTCGAGCGCGGTAGCTAAGAGCGTTGAAGCCTCCAAAACCTTGAAGCCGCTCATCACCAGGAGGAACGCTCATGCCAGGAGGTAGCTTGCCATCTACGCGGTCATACCCCCGAACCGAGACCGTTTCGTAGCGAGCCGATACCATAGGCTGGATCAGGCCCTCAATGTAGGTCCAGATAGCTTTGGTGGTGAGACCAATAGTCGGGGATTCTTTGGTGGAACCAGCCGCCGAACAGTTGTCGAACTCGCTGGAGAGGTAGTCAAGAGTGATCGTACCCCCCGATACTGATGTGACATCTGCGTTAAGGAACGGGTAGGTGGTGCGAGTAAGACCCCCGTAAGTAGCCGTAGCTGTGCCATCATCGGTGATCAAGCCAAGACCATCGAAGTCTTTACCGTTGCCGAAGCCCCAGAAGGTATTACCGATTCCCACTGCCATTGAAATCCGGGCCTCGTCCATACGAGTGGCCAGAAGTTTAAGAACTTGTTTTTCTGAGTTTCCGTTGATTGCTCGCTCAATACCAGGGACTACGACTGATTGCTCGTAAGCAGCGACGTAGAAGGTCAAGAGTCGAGTATTGTTAGTTGCCGCAGTTGAGAAGGTGTCCATACCCGCGAAAGAGCCACCCGTAGTGGAGTTGGCAGTCTCGATAGGCACGTTCATAGTGACACCACTCCACGTCTTCGGCTGCGTCAACATACGGGCAGTAAAGATGTTGGAGTTGTTCACCTGGTCAACCATAGTCGGCAGAATCTCCTGATAGGTGATGTCAACCACCCTATCAGTGAATACCATTCCGGCCATATAGGTGTCTCCTTAAAGTTAATACATAAAAGACCGCCCCGTTGCCTTGGGCGGCCTAGTTAGATTTACTGTATAGCTATTGGTTTTGTTTGTCCACGTCTTTGAGTATCTGGTCTACCATTCGTGAGGCCTCCTTAAACGAATAGGGGGCGATAGAATTGGCCAGTTGTTTGGCTATCTCCTCGGCCTCCGTTTCAGTCATACGAGTATAGCGAGATAGCAGGGCTAGAAAGAAGTTGTGCATTAAGTCGTTTGTCTCCTGGCTTCTTCGGGGTCCTCAAGGATCTCCCGAACCTGGTTAATAGCGTCGTCTACTTCAAGGGGGATGATGCGCCGGTAAACTACGTACAAGAAATGCTCGGCTTCGATAGCAGTAAGTGGCTTACCCCGTTCCCCCAGAACCACTAGCAAGGCCACTAGCCATGTAATCGTCATTAGTCTAATGACATCCTTTCAACCATGTCAGCTAGGCTTTCATTAGGCCTAAGTACTGCTCTAGGTTTTGAAGTGCCGTTAGAAGGTGCCCCACGGGAACCAGCCATCTGCCTAGTAACCTGCCTACGCTCCTTGTCTTCCTGCTTTTGGGGGTTGTTGCGTTGCTCCGCAGCCTCGTCGGTCTGGAGCAGCCTCCAAGCATCCCTGAAGCCCACATGGTACAAAACCCCACCATTTTTATTGAAGTCTTCCAAGTAGGACTCGTTCATACGGTTCATGTAGTCTATGACTTTTTGGGCTTCTTTGACTCCTTCATCTTGGTCAAATTTGGGGTCGTCTGGCTGGAGTTGGAACCGAGGGAGCTTACCCTCTCTTTGTAGCGCTCCCATATCTCTACGAATGTCGCGGTTTTCTCTCTCAGAATATTCATCAGATCGTTTCCTCTGCTCAGTACTGAAGTAATCTTGCTGGAGCCTTTCGGCTCTAAGTTCTTGGTTAGCAATGGCTTGGGTGAAGAGGAGCCTTTCCCTTTCGTTAACGAAGGTGAAGTCCTCTGGAAGCTGGCCAGCAGCCTTAACTTGAAACGTTTGAACAGGTCCATTTTCACTGGCTTTGCCTCTTACATTTAGGGTGGGTAGGTTGTCTACCACATATTGTAGATCTGGGGATAGACCTTGAGGAGTGGGAGCTGCTTCTTGCTTGGGGGCATCTTGGTCTAGGTCGTCTCCTGCGTCTCCAGTGTCGGCCTCGTAGCCTTGTTTGCTGTCAGCTCCGCTATCCTGGTTTCCACCGTCTTCAGATCGTCCACCAGCTCCTGTTTTTCCTTCAGCGGCAGAGGCATCCCGAGGAGTTCCTGAATCGTTTCCTTGGTCTTTTGGTGCTGCTGTATCTCCTGCTGGCTGTACACTGGGGTTGTCCAAGTCCATGGCATCCACCTTGTCGGCTAATGTATCCGCCATGCTGTCTCCTAATAATTAAGCTAACTATACCATCGGCATAGCTGTGGGGCTAGCTGGGGAGGGGGTAGGAGCTGGCTGAGCACCAGGCGCTTGACCACCGCCACTCATCACTTGCGCTACCGAAGGAGCGCCACCTCCGCCCATACCAATGCTAGGTGGTGCCATGCCACCAGGAGGCCCTCCCATCGGTCCCATGGCTGTAGGTGGGCCACCGGGGCCAGGCGGGGGTGGCATGGGTGGTACCCCTCCTTGGGCCCCCAGGGGAGACGCGGGGGGAGTAGAGGCGCTAGAAGGAGCGATAGCTTCGGCCCCTTGCTGGCTCATCTGGTCTAGATCGGTACTAATCTGGAGCTTGGTGACTTCAGATTGGACCAAAGCGGTCATATTATCGAATACCTTCTTGCTCTTACGGGCCTTGGCGAGGAAATCCTCGTTTAGCATCTGCTTACGGTGAGTCATAATGTGGGCGATACTAGCGTCTTCCTTGGGCTTGACTTTCTTCCCGTCCAGTATCTGGATGTACTCAAGGTAAGCATCAGTCTCGTCAAGCTGGTTGAGGGCATCTTGGGCCAACTGCATCGGGTCAGTCTTGTATTTAGCCCAATTATCATAGAGTTTCTGCGGGTTGGGCATATGCAAGCCCTTGTAAACGTCAATCGGGGCCAAGAGGCCTTCTTTGGAGAGGTTAAGAGTAATCGCCTCCTCCCGTGACTTGTCGAAAGGCAGCGTAGAACCGGCTTTAATGTGGACTTGCATCCCCTGGTCGATCATATGACGGTGTAAAACGATGCGGTCAAACTCCCCATCCCCACCGTTTAGCGTCACAAAGTGCTTGTCGGTGTAATGCACCGCCATCATCTGAACCATAAAGTTGTACGCCTTACCCATAGAACGGTCCAGCGCTCTAACTAGCCGGTCCTGGCGACCCGCCGCTTGCTGCTTAACCATAATCGCCTGCCCCAGAGTGTCCGACTGATTGTTCTCATTACCCGCAAATTGGGCCGGAACTCCCATAAGGTCGGCTATAACCGTTCTTAAGTCGGCCTTGTCCTCGATCACGTAACTTGGCAAATCCCTACCCTCGATGTTGTCAATCATGTTCTGGATAGGCATACCGTTGGTATCGATAACTAACTTCTGGTTAGGGTCACCAGTGAGGTTTTCGGCATCATCCACGCTAATAGCGTCGCTAGAAAGCACCATAAACCCGTTAGCGGTGTCGGCGTTCTCCATAATCTGCCTACCACGCTTATTTAGCACCTCCTGAATCCAAGCGGCTTGTTCAACTACGGTGGTGTGGTCTATCCAATGCTGGCCGTCATTGATGAGATTCATTGGAATATACGGTTTCATGGGGCAATCTAGGAAATTTTCGCTCGGATTGGACCAAATCCAGTTAGGATCTTTGTATTTCGATAAAACTAGGTTTTTGAAGTAACTAACACAACCTTCCTGTGGTTCGCCGGTTTTATCGTAATGAGTCATCCAAACTTGCTTCCAAACGATGATTTGGCTCATTAGTTTTGGAGTCTGACGTTTTACGCCCAGTTCCTTAAAAATATCCTCAGTTTTGTCTGGGAAGCGGTAACATAGCTGTTCTACTGAATCTTTACGTAAATGGCAGATAAAAGCGGGGTTTTCGCCCTGTTCGACGTTTTTATCGATGATTAAGTGGTCTGGGTTGATAGCTTTGACGCAAATCTCGCCATTCGAACCAATATCGGGGTCAAACCAGAAATGTAACACTCCAATGCGCTTAATTAGCAAATTAAACAGCGCATTTTCCATTTCTTGACGTAAATCGATCTTATCCGCTAAGGCCTGTAAACCTTTTTCTATATCGAGAGCGAAGGTTTTAGCGCGGTCTGTATCAGTCGATGGGTAGACCTCTGGAGTCGGAGGTTGGGAAGTAACATACGCTAGGATAGAATCAACCGATTTATAGATCTGGTTCTCTACGTAGGGGATCTGGAAACGGTAAAGTTGCCCCTCGTCGATCTGTTTACCAAGAAATAGCTTCATGTTCTTCTGGCGGTTAACTTCGAGGTCGAAACCCTTCGGTTCACGCCAATAACCAGCCGAATCCTCGATCCGGTTGTTCAAAGACTTGATAATGTCCCGATCTGGGATATCTAGCGTTAGTTTAGGTACTTGGTCGGATTGGCCATCTTGCCGATCAATTCTATCGACTTTAGTATCCAAATAGGGTTTTACAATTGACTCGTAATTCATTGTTTCCTATCTGTTAGATATAAATAAGGCTCCGTCAGCGCGACTTCGGGAGCCTTAAGCGAATCATACTACTGCCAAATGATGTTGTGAACTAGATTGCACCCGCCACACTTAATCTCGAACATCGGGACTCCTATTGGTACTTCCCTGACTCCCGGACCTCTGGTGTTGGCCATAATCAGTATTCTCCCCCTCGCTCTCGCCAATAGGCGGCCACAAGACATGCATCTAACATTTTGAGACGGGTCGGTTTGGTCCTCGGTGTCAGGGAAGTTCTGAGCGTACAAATAGACCGTTACAAAGTGGGTTTTCATCGATATTGCCAGCTCCTTGAGTCTTTATTACCTTTAAGCGTCTTGGAAAGGCTGTCCAGCTTATATATATGAGCATCATTGTGCGACATAACGGTTTGGTCCTTCCAGGTGACCGTCTGTAGGTCGTTGGGGCGCTTAGGGTCTATTATGAAGGCTCCCGTGTCTTTCATGAGGCTTAAGGCGTAGCTCGTTGAGTCATAATTATGGTCGTCAGCCTTAGAATCAATTTCCTCTGGTATGGTGTCTGAATAAGGGAGTCCTGGTAATGTACGAATTAAGTTCCTGCACTGTTCGTGAACTTGAAAGTAAGGGGTACCATCGGGTGATTCGGACAGAACCTGGTGCATGGTGGCTTGCCGATTCATCCGGGCACCTCGTACTAAGCTTTGGACCGGACGTACAGGAAGCCTAAACTGAGGAGCTGTGAAGACTGAAGCCACGGTTTTATTACCTAAATGGTGCTGGTAAGTGTCGTGGGGCATGGCGATCCACTCTATTTCCTCGTCCTGGATGATCTCTTTGATCTGGGCGGCCCAGGTTTCAGGAGTGGTTTCGGTTTGGTGTATTTCCCTATAAGCATACAAGTGACGAACACCAAACTCATTCTCGGGGGCCATAGCGATCCACGTCGCCACCGCAGGATCTCGCCAGCCCCAGTCAAAACCCACGTATTTCCGGCAAGCCCGTAAGTCTACTATATTAATGAATTGATCCCTGGTAAGAACATGCCTGGAGGGCTTCCATTCTCTGAACACCTGCCCCTGGAAAGAGTCCCAAGAACCATCGAGTAAGGCTGAGCGGAGGTTGTCGTCTTTAATAGCTTGGAGAGTCTGTCTATATGAGGTCTTAAAGCTTTCGATGGGGTGGTCGTCAACTTTGGCCGGTATAAACTGCAAGGTCCTACCACCTAAGGTCGGGTAGATGGTTTCGGACTCGCCTACATCAATGAATCTCTCCTTTACCCAAGCGTGACCAATACCACCGGGGTTAGTAGCGGCCATCACTCGGCACCGCTGCCCCTCCTCGCTGGGTCTGACTCTAGTTTTCAGATAGTCGTAGTCTTCCTCTATGAAGTGGGTTAACTCGTCTATTAACAGGACCTGAATCTGGGCTGACTGGTATCTGTATCGATCCGCCACCGCATCGAG